TGGTCGGAAACTGCCTTCCAGAACTTCAAGGCCGACTTCAAGGAAAACCACGGCGGGCGGCTCAACGCTAACAAGCCGCTGATCCTCGAGGCGGGTGCGAAGTTCAACACCATCGGCATGTCGCTGGTGGATGCCGAATATATCGCCAGCCTCAAGAATGCCATCGCGGAAGTCGCGCGGATCTACCGCATTCCGCTGCACATGCTCAATGAACTGGAGAACGCGACGTTCTCGAACATTGAGCACCAGTCGCTGGAGTTCGTGACCCGCACACTGCTCCCGTGGCTCAAGCGCATCGAGGATTCCGCGAACCGCGATCTGTTCGGGCCGCTGGAGCGCGGCACGTACTACGTCAAGTTCAACGTGGACGCCCTGCTGCGCGGCGACATCAAGAGCCGGTATGAGGCGTACCAGATCGCGGTCGGCGGCAATAACGGCCCCGGCTGGATGACCCGCAATGAAGTCCGCGTCCTGGAGGACATGGACCCATTGCCAGGGCTGGACGAGATCTACGTTCCGGCAGCGCCCGCTACGCCCAAGCCCGGCGATCCGACAGCAGAGAAGCCGCAGAAGGCCGGCAACAAGCTGCCCGCCATCGTCAAGGCGCTGCGGATCGAGCGCGAACGGCGCACGGACGACAGCAATTTCCACGGCTGGGCCAGCGATTACCTGCATCGCATGTGCGAAGGCACGGATACCAACCCCCACGACATGCTGGATGACCTCCAGACCCTCGGCGTAGAAGGCGCAATCGACCAATGGCTGAAATCCTGATCTACGACGACATCGGCCCAGAGGAGTGGGGCGGGGTGTCGGCAAAGGCCGTCAAGGCGCAGCTCGACGCGATGCCGGAGGCCGACCAGATCGTGGTCCGCATCAACTCGCCGGGCGGCGACGTGTTCGACGGCTTCGCGATCTACAACCTGCTCAAGCAGCACCCGGCCCACATCACCGTCAAGGTGGACGGCATGGCGGCGTCTGCCGCGTCTGTCATCGCAATGGCCGGCGACACCATCGAGATGGCGGCAAACGCTCGCATGATGATCCATAACCCATGGACTCTTGCAGTTGGCGATTCCGCCGAAATGCGGAAGAAAGCCGAACTGCTCGACCAGATCAAGGAATCCATCGTCGCGACCTACAAGGCGCGCGTGAAGATGGAGGAGGCCGACATCGCCGAGGCGATGGACTCCGAGTGGTGGTTCGGCGCGAAGGCCGCCATCGAGCATGGCTTCGCCGATGCCGAGTCCGGCGCGGCCAAGGCCGTCAAGAACACCGCGAAGCCGTGGATTCGCAATGCGCCCGTGGAGCCTGTCGCTCCCGAGCCGCCTGCTGTCCCCGAGTTCCGCATCGCTGCCCGCCAGCGGTTCCCCATTAGCTAAGGGCGGACGCCCCAGCTAAACGCCAACGGCGGACGCCTGAGGCAATCAACCAAGCCGCCGAGAGGCGGTTTTTTTGTGCCCGAAAGGGCGTCCAACTGAGACAACCCCAAATGATCGACAACAAGCTGCTGGCCGAACGCGGCCAGTGCATCGACGCCATGCGCGCGTTGCTGAATCGAGCCGAGAAGGAAGGCCGTGATCTGTCGGCCGACGAGCAGGCCGAGTACGGCCGCCACGAAGCCCGTCAGACCGAGATCGGCAACCTTGCCAAGCGCGCCGAGAAGTTCGGCCAGCTCGACGCGGAAGTGGGCCAGGCGGTGAACACCGTCACCAAGCTCGCCGTCGCCTCGGATGGCCGCAAGGACTTCCGCAACAGCGCGGAATACAAGGAAGCCTTGGACGTGGTGCTGCGCCGTGGTTCGGCGGGCATTCTCGACCCGCGCATCCACAACGCCCTTCAGGTCGGCACCAACTCCGAGGGCGGCTATGTCGTCCCGCAGGAGTTCGAGACGACCCTGCTGGAAGCCCTCCAGGACATCAATGAGATCCGCAACTACGTCTCGGTGATCTCGACGGCCTCGCAGCACCACATCCCGGTCGAATCGACGCTCGGTTCAGCGGCGTGGACGGCGGAAGAAGCGGCCTACAACGAGTCCGATGCGGCGTTCAACCGCGTCACGCTGAACGACTACAAGGCCACCACGATCATCAAGGTGTCCGAGGAGCTGCTCCGCGATTCGTTCTTCGACATGCAGGGCTACCTGGCTCGCAACTTCGGCAAGCGGTTCGGCATCCTTGAGGAAGCCGCGTTCGTCAACGGCGACGGCTCGGCCAAGCCGACCGGCATCGTGCCGGGCGCGTCGCTGGGCAAGACCGCTGCGGGCACCGCCGCGATCACCACGGACGAGCTGATCGACCTGTACCACTCGCTGAATCGTCCGTACCGCAAGAACGCGGTGTGGATGATGGCCGACGGCACCGCCAAGCTGATCCGCAAGCTGAAGGACACGACCAATCAGTACCTCTGGCAGCCGGGCCTTGTGGCCGGTCAGCCGGACACGCTGCTGGGTCGTCCGGTCATCGTGTCCAACTCGATGCCGGCCGCGACCACTGGCCTGAAGTCGGTGGTGTTCGGTGATCTGTCGTACTACACGGTCGCCGACCGTCAGGGCGTCACCGTGCAGCGTCTGAACGAGCTGTACGCCGCCACCGGCCAGGTGGGCTTCCGCGCCTTCAAGCGCACCGACGGCAAGGTCACGCTGTCGGAAGCCATCAAGTATCTGATCCAGGCGTAAGACCTCGGCGGGGTCGGGCTTCGGCTCGGCCCCGCTTTTTTGGAGGCCATATGGCAGTTCGCATGTTGTGTGCAATGGCCGGCGACGACTTTTCGGTCGTGGCGGGCAACAAATACGAATCGGACGCGGCCCATGAGGCGCGGCTGATCGAGGCCGGCTTGGCCGAGCCGTGGGTGGAGGAGGGCGAGAAGCCCGCCCCGAAGGCCAAGAAGCAGAAATGATCCTCTCCCGCGTCACCGCCCTCGTCGCGTCGCCTGTCTCGCTGGACGAGGCCAAGGCGCATCTGCGCGTCACCGTCACCGATGAGGACACGGCGATCCAGATGTACCTCGACGCGGCCGTCGCCCATGTGGACGGCGCGGAGGGCGTGCTGGGGCGCTGCCTCGTGACGCAGGAATGGGATTACACGTTCGACCGCTTCCCGTACAGCCGAGGCTGCTGGGACGCCATCGACGTGCCGCTGCCGACGCTCCAGAGCGTCACCAGCGTGAAGTATTACGACCCGGACGGTGTGCAGCAGACGATGGACCCGGCCGGCTACATCGCCAGCGGGCAGCAGATCGTTCCAGTGGACGCATGGCCGGACTACGACACCACGCGCCCCGGCGCGGTCACGGTGCGATTCACGGCCGGCTATGGCAATGCGGCGAGCGTGCCTGCGGCGATCAAGGCCGCGATCCTGCTCTACATCGGCGACCTGTACGCCAACCGCGAGGCGCAGGGCGAGCAGCTGTTCGCCAATGACGCGGCTCGCCGCCTGTTGGCTCCGTTCCGGAAGGTGCGAGTGTGAAAGCGGGCTCGCTGCGGTCCTACATCACGCTCCAGACGCGCGACAGCGGCACGGACGATGCCGGCCAGCCGGTGCAGACGTGGACGGATCTCGCGAGCGTGTGGGCGGACATTCGCGGCGCGAACGGCCTGAACACCATCAAGGCGTCGCTGGATGGCGTGGAGATCAACGCCTACAGCTTCCGCATCCGGTATCGCACTGACGTCGATGCCGCCAAGCGCGTGGTGCATAACGGCCAGAACTATGACGTGAAGCAGGTCAGGCACGACTTCGCGCGGAAGGAGTGGACGGACCTGATTTGCGAGGTGGGCGGCAATGACGGTTAGCGCCAAGCTCGACGTGTCCGGCTGGACGAAGGCGCTGGACAAGTTGGCCGGCGAGAAGCGCGTCAGCCTGGCCCGCTCCATGTGCGTGGCGGGCGGCAAAGTGTTTGAGGCCGAGGCAAAGCTGCAAGCCCCGGTGAAGGATGGCGTCCTCCAAAACGCCATCTACCTTGCGTTCAAGGATGCGGAATCGACCGCCGAGCGCGTGAAGTATTCGGTGAGTTGGAATCACCGCAAGGCACCACACGGGCATCTGATCGAGTTCGGCCACTGGCAGCCTTACAAGGTCGTCAAGCTGCCCAACGGCGACTGGTTCACCACGAAGGAAAAGCTGCCGAGCCCGAA